CAGACAATCAAGCGCCGCCCGATTTACGAGGCGAACAACAAAGTGTTCTGGGATCCAAACGCCAAGATGCTGGATAAGTCGGATGCAACGTATGTGTCAGTGCTCGAAAGTTATTCAGAGGATGGATATAAGGCGCTGGTTGCCAAGCTGTCAAACATTCCAGAGACTGACGTTGTAGTTTCAAACTTTGCCGCGCCTAATCAGTCTTTTGTGTTCCCATGGGTGTCTGGCGACATTCACTACGTTACGCGCTTTTTCCACAGCGAAGTGAAGGAAGAAAAAAACATCTTCTTAACTGACCCGTTTGGTCAGGAAATTGTCATGCGTGATTTTGAGCTGGCAAAAATTGAGGACGAGATGCTAGACGCTGGCTTCGAGATCACGGGCGAGAAGAAAGTAGAACGCACCGTTGTAACGCTGTATATCGCATCCGGCAGCGAGATTATTTACAGCGCCCGCATTGCTGGCCAGCATATCCCAATTGTCCCTGCATACGGTGAGCGAGCGTTTATTGAGGGCGAAGAGCACTATGAGGGTGTTACGCGCCTTGCGAAAGACCCGCAGCGCCTGCGCAACTTCCAGCTTTCATACCTGGCAGACATGGTTAGCCGCAGTCCGCGACCCAAGCCTATTTTTACGCCTGAGCAGGTCGCTGGCTTTGAATTCATGTTTGAGGATAACGGGGCAGATAACAATTACCCGTACCTGTTGCAAAACATGGTCGACAAATCAGGCAAGCCGCTGCCGCTCGGCCCTGTAGGCCAGTTAATTGACCAGCCAATCCCGCAGGCTTTGGCCGCCAGTATCGACATCACGCGTGGCGCTATTGAGGACGTGGCAAACCCAGGCTTGCCGCAGAATATCGCTGACCCCGATCTTAGCGGGAAGGCCGTCATCGCATTGCAGAACATGCTCGACCGTCAAACTTATGTTTATCAAGATCACATGAAGTTTGCCAAGCGTCGCGATGGAGAAATCTTTGCCTCAATGGCGTCTGAGATTATCGACACGCCGCGAGAAGTTACGCTTACATTGCCAGATGGCAGCCGCAAAAAGACTAAAATCATGGATACAGTGGTTGATACGAAAACAGGCGACATTGTGGCGATTAATGATATTACCGGCCTTGAGTTTGAGGTTTACGCAGACATTGGACAGGCTTATTCAACTCGCAAAGAGCAGACACTAGATCAGCTATCCACTGCAATTGCAGATCTGTTACCACAAGACCCGTTGCGCAATATACTGATGTTGAAAAAGTTAAAACTGATGGGCGGAGTGGACTTTGACGATGTTCGCGATTATGCAAACAATCAGTTAATCCTGATGGGTATTCGCAAGCCTGGAACACCCGAGGAAGAGCAGTTGTTAGCGCAGGCTCAACAAGCCCAGCAAGGTCAGCAAGACCCCAACATGGTCCTGGCAATGGCTGAAATGAAAAAGGCACAGGTGCAGGAGTTCGATCTTCAGCTAAAACAGCAGGCACAGCAAATTGAAGTGATGAAGCTGCAACAGAAGGCCGCAGTTGATGGCAATGATGCGCGCCTAAAAGAGGCTGAGATTATATCGAACATCCGAAACAAGGACGCCGATACGATAAAGAAGATGGCAGAGGCCGGAAGCATTCAAAACCAAAGTGTAAGCTACCAACTTGACACCCTGTCAAAGCTTGGACAGGGGCTGCGAGGAAGGGCCAGTCAGTGAATTAAATAACCCGCTTCGGCGGGTTTTTTATTGCCTAAATGGTAGAAAATGCCAATTATTTTGAAAGATTGCGCACTTGACATAACCAATGGTAATATATAGGCACGATTGCATGACGGTTTCATGCTACCCATACACAGTGGGTTATCTGTGGTTTACCGTTACCAAACGAGGTTACAAATGGCCCAAAGCCTAAAAGAGCTGAAAGAGGAAAACGCAAAGTTAGCGTTAGAAAGCCCCGAGGTTCCGCAAACCGAGGAAAGCGATTACAGCGACAATGAAGCGGATGAGGCGGCGCAAGTAGAGCAGGAAGACAAAGCGGAGTCTGAAAGCAAAGCTGGCGATGAAGCTGAATCAGAATCTTGGATGCAGAGCGAGGAAGAAACCGAGGCCTCGCATGAGGGTAAGGATGTGCCTTTAGCTGCGCATATTAAGTTGCGCGCAAAGCTAAAAAGCAAGCTCGACGACAAGGAGTCGGAATTAAAGGCATTGCGCGAGGAAGTCGAGTCGTTAAAGTCTGGCATTAAGCCAGCGGCGGCACAAACAGGCAAACCAAAGCGTGAAGACTTTTATTCTAGTGACGACCCTGAAGAAGCCTATCTTGATGCCATGCTTGAGTGGAAATCAGCCCAATCAAGCAAGAGCCGCGAACAAGAAGAGATGGCTCGCAAGCAGCAAGAAGCACAGGATCGTCTTAACAAGCAAGTCGATGATCATTACCTTCGGGCGGCTAAGCTCGCCGCAGAGAATGGAATCTCTGAGGATGTGTATCGTGCAGCGGATCAGCGAGTGCGTGAAACATTGGATGCGGCCATGCCAGGTTATGGCGATTTAGTCGCAGAAAATATAATCGCAACCGTTGGCGAGGGTTCGGAAAAAGTGATGTATCACTTAGGACGAAACCCGTCAAAGCTGAAAGCGCTTAAGGACTCTTTCCTTTCTGACCCGACCGGATTAAAAGCGGCGGTGATGATTGGAGAGATCAAGAGCGATTTAACGTTAGCCGCCAAAAAGAAAACACAAGCACCAACGCCAGCGCCAGTAATTAAGGGCGATGAAGGCTCGAGCGCTTCCGACACTGCTCTTTATCGCAAGTATAAAGAGGCGCACAGCAAAGGGAACTCGCAGCTTGCATTCCAAATTAAGCGACAGGCAAAGGCAGCAAACATTAATACTCGTGAATGGTAAAGGATAAATCATGGCTAACATCACCGGCAAAATTGCCGAAGTACTCTTTGAAAGCTCATTAGACACCATTAAAGATCAAACCATGCTGGTTGATCTGGTGTCTCGTTTTGAACCCCCAGCAGGTGGCATGCAGAACGCTAACAACGTTGTTTGGCGTCCAGCAGAGCAACAGGCCACTATTTTGGATGGCTGGGATTTAACTGGTCAGGAAACCGGCATTATCGAGGAAACCTACCCAGCAATCCTCGGCACTCCGAAAAACGACTTTGTTTCTGTGCGCGCTGATGATATGCGTGACATGGAATTCTGGCGTCGCCGTGGTGTTCGTTCTGGTATGCAGCAAGCTACCGAGCTGAACAAAACCATCGCTGCCGCAATTGCAACCCAAGGCTCGCTGGCTTACAAGTCAAGTGCAACCTCTGGCTATAACTTCGTAGCCGAAGCACAGGCATTAATGAATGAGCAGCAGCGCAACGAAACTAACCGCCACTTCGTGCTGAATGACCGCGACACCCTGAAGTTTGCTGGTGATCTGGCTGCTCGCCAAACCCTGCAAGGTCGTCCTGATGAAACCTGGCGCACTGGTCAGATTGGCGCTAACATCGCCAGCTTTGACGTGCACACCGGCTCGTTCCTGCCAACCTTAGCTGGCGGCGCTGATCCTGCAACCACTGTTACTGGCAACCAGTCTTTTGCGCCACAAGGCGGCTCTGTTGATACCGCTACCGGCATTGTAACCAACGTCGATTACCGCTCTGCTACCATTGCTGTTGCAGCCTCAGCGTCCTACAACGTTGGCGACAAAGTGACCTTTGCCAACGGCGGTACAGCAGTGCAGGCAGTCGGCGCTTCTGACAAAGTTGCAACCGGCCAAGCGCGTACCTTCACCATCGTAGCCAAGCCTACCGCCACCAGCATCACGGTTTATCCTAAGCCGATTGCTGCTGATGACCCTGGCCTGTCTACCCTGCAAAAAGCTTACGCCAACATCAACACCCGCATCCTGAACGGCGCGACTGTAAACCGCATTAACACTGCGGCCTCTTACAAAACCAACCTGTTCTTCGATGCTGACGCTGTTGAAGTTCTGTCCGGTAGCATCCCTGCCGAACTGATGGCAAGCTTTGCTGGCAAGAAAGTTATCTCTGAAACCATGAGCAACGGTCAGAAAATGTACATGGTGTATGATGGCAACATCAACGACATGACATTCCGCTACCGTATGTTTACATGGTGGGGCGTAACTGTGCGCGATCCAATGCGCTGCGGTGTTGCTCTGTCAGTGTAACGATCACAAGGGGGCTTCGGCCCCCTTTCTACCACGGGGTTTAATATGTCGGTATTGATTTATAAGCAGGACGAAAGCGGCGAATTTATCGAAAGCAAGTGCGATGCGCTGGAATTGCAATCGTATTTGGATGATGGATATTCGTTAGAGCCTAAGCCTACCGCCTTACAGGCAGACAAAAACAAATCTGGTAAACTGTCGGCTTCCGAGATTCGAGAAGCTGCAAAGATGGCTGGTATCGAGAATTACGAAAATGCTCGCATTAATACACTAAAAGAGAAGCTAGGCTATGGCGACTAAGGGAAGCATTGTTGATGGGGCTTATTCCAGGTTGCGCATTTCTGGGCTGACCGATAGCGCCACACCAGCTGAAGTATCGCTTGCCCTTGATGTGCTTGAAGACATGATGGCGAGCTTTGAGGCTGTGAATATAGTTCTCGGTTATCGCTTCTCAGACTCGCCTGATACTGCGGATGAATCAGGCATTGATTACACCCAGATCGGCCCAGTCAAAAACCTGCTGGCTTGTGAGCTTGCTGTTCATTTCGGTAAAGAACTCACACCTACACTAGCTTTAATGCAGGGCGCAGGAATGTCTTCTCTATACGCATTTACTGCCCAGACAAGACAAGTGCAGCCGCCGCGTAGAATGCCTCGTGGTTCTGGTAATATGCGCTTACAGCGTGTAAGTAATTTTATGGCGCCGGTTGTACAGCCGCCTATCTCATATCAGACTGAATATATGTCTATTGGAGATATAAACGATTTTTCTCAAAGTTTTGTAGACTGGCTTGGTTCTGAAGTAATAAGTGTTTATACCTACACAAGCACAAGTGGATTACTTGTTAGTGATGACACAGAGCTTAACGGCGTTATTAGCTATCGCGCTGAATGTCTGGAGTCTGCCGCGAATTTTGAAGCAGTGACATTTACTGTTACAACAGACACAGGCCGCATAAATAATGTGACTGTTAATTTTAACTGCTCATAAGCTGGTACGTATCAATAAAATCAAGCTCACTTGTATTTAACTTTATAGGGATAAATTAAAATGGCAGCAAAAAAGAAAGTAGTAAAGAAGCCAGCAATCATGGTTGAAATTGAGATCGGCGAAGGCAAAAAGAAGGGCAAGAAAAAAGGCTGCTAAAGGTATGAGCAGGTGAGGTTATCATAAACCCTAAACATCTTTTCTGGGTGTTGTTTTGATAGCCTCTCTGCACGTCCAACGGCGTTGTGTTTTATGTCAAAGCATGACTCTTGCCGAGTAATTGTTGCGCCTTCTAAATGTCTTGTTTCTATGACTGAAAAACGCTTAGCATCCATGCCAAAACCTATAGAGAAGTAAAATGCAGATACCAATGTTAAAGGGCGACAAGGTCGGTAGCAACACCGATTACAGGGATGGCCTGCTAACCAATATGTACGCAGTTAAGCGCGACATATTGGGGGCAAAAGGCTATGTGTTGTCGTTTTACGGATTGTCTGAGTTTGCATCCGGTAGCGGCATTGATCGAGGCGGCAAGTGGGTGTCGCGTGATGGTCTTGAGGGGCATTATAGGGTATCTGGCGCAGACTTCATCCGCATTGATGCTGGTGGTGCGGTGACAGTGTTGGGAACAATTCCAGGGAGCGACCAAGCAAGCATTGATTTTTCATTTAATAATGTGGCTGTGGTAGCTGATGGCAAATTGTTTTATTACAACCCGACTGACGGCTTCCGCCAAATGGCAGATCCAGACATAGGCGCGCCAATTGATATTGTTTGGGTTGATGGGTATTTTTTCCTGACGGATGGCGAAACAATTTACCACTCAAACATTTTAAACGAGGAGCAGTTCGATCAGTTGGCGTTTTCCAACGCCGAGTTTATGCCGGACTCATCACGCGGCCTTGGGCGCACCGAAGAAAACGAGGTGCTGGTGTTTGGCGAGTTCTCTAAGCAATCTTTTATTAACGTTGGCTCAACGCCTTTCGCGTTCCAGACTATCCCACGAAAAAGCCAAAAGATCGGTATTTTAGGGGTGCATTGCAAAAAAGAACTAAACGGCCGGTGGTACACGCTAAGCCGCAGAGAGGATACCGCGCCATCTTTTCACATCATTAGCATTGGTGCTGAGCAGTCTATTTCTACGAGAGAGACTGACGTTATTCTACAGTCTTACACAGACGATGAATTGGCTTCTTCAACCATTGATGCCTTCGTTGATGGCAACGTTGTTTTTGTTGTCTTCCATCTGCCAAATCACACACTAGTGTTTAATGAGTCTGTGGCGGAGTCGTTTGGACTTGAGGCCGCATGGTCGGTATTGAAGACTGACACTGTAGGCGATTTAACATACCGGGGCCGCAACATAGTGCGCGATCCTCGTAACGGCAAGTGGCTTATTGGTGATAAGCGCGATGGAAAGATCGGAGAAATAGACAGGACAATCTGCACTCATTATGGCGACATGGTTGAGTGGCTAATCCATACTCCCGCAGTAAATCTTGAGACTGGATCAATTAATAAACTTGAAATTGAAACTATTCCTGGCAATTCGCCCGATAACGATGCCAGGGTTTTTATTTCAATGTCTCAGGATATGCGAACCAGCAGCATGGAATACAGCAAAGAATACGGAATGAACAATCAGCTTGGGCTGCGCTTTATTGCCCGCCGTCTTGGGTATGTACGTAGCTGGGTTACTTTCCGGCTTCGTGGTGTTTCAAGGTCTCGCATGGCGTTTTCAAACTTTGATATTGAGGTTAGCTAATGGCAACACTTGCCCAGCAATTGCAGACGCTACGGCCAAGCGCATCAGACCTTAAGCGGCTAGGGTGGCCTGACTGGCTCGTCAATGATTATCTGACTCTACTGGAAAACCTTATTTTATTGGCAAGTAGCGATGACAATTTCCTTCTTGTGTTGCAGCAACTGCAAATTGACCTTGACGCGCTTGAATTACGGGTTGATGTTACCGAGAGTAACATTTCGGCACTGGACACAAGGGTTACAAATGCTGAGGGCGACATTGTTACGCTTGATGGGCGCGTAACTGTTAATGAGGCTGACATCGCTCAAAACGCATTAGATATTGCAACGCACGTTGGCAGCAATAGCGAGCATGGAGCCACTGGCGATATTGTTGGGACTGACGACTACTGCACCGAGGTGTTGGGCGGTACCGTCCTTCGTGCCGTACTATCTGCTAACGCCGTGGCATCTACCGCCACTGTTGCGCTTGCTGCATTGGGAGCGGCACCCGCTGCGTACTCACAGTCGTATGCACAAAGCCAATCAACGCTAATCAACGATATACGCACAAAGCACAATACCGCTATTACAGATTTAAATAATGCGATAGGTGTGATTAATGATATAATCGCAAAAGCAAAAACAGCAAAGCAAATGAGCACATGATAGCCATTAGACAGATAGGCAGCGCTGAGGCTGACAAGGTTATTCAGGATGAAGAGCTAGCAAAAAGGATTTGCGATGATTACACAGATCATGGCTCAGTTTTCCTCCCGCCGGATTCATTCTATTTCGGTTTTTTCCTTGGTGATCGATGCATTGGCTTTGTTCAGCTATCGCCTGACACTGCTGTCACTTATAGCATTCACATTAATATCATTAGTGACCATCGTGATATTGCTCTTGATTGCGCGAAAATGTTTTACCGCTTTGCACTCGACACATTCTCACCAAATTTCCAAAAGTTGATAGCAAAGGTTCCTGTGACGTTTCCAGATGTTTACCGCTTTGCGAAAAAATGCGGCTTTGAAGATGAAGGGCTTGACCGTAAATCAATTTTAAGGGGCGGCGATCTGATTGATCGCCATATCCTAGGCATAACACGAGAGGAAATGGTATGGGCAGCACAGTAGCAAAATTCGATCCTACTACATCCGAAGGTCGGCTAAATATCGTAACAGGTGGCGGTAGAATTGCGGCACAAGAAATAGACAAAGGGCTAACGAAACTGGATGACACTATCAGCGGCCAAGATCAAAAAGATGCGGCCAAAGCTGCGCTTGCTGCTCAAGAAGATGCCAATAAACAGGCCATTGCACTGGCGCGCCAGCAATACGAAGACTTTCAGGCTATGACAGAACCTTATCGGCAGGCTGGAGAATCATTCTTGCCGCAGCTAACCGCATTCCTTGACCCTTCCGCACAAGATGCATTCCGGAAAGAGTCATTAAATACAGATGCATTCAAAAGCATTATTGACCAAACCACACAGCAGTTAGCAGCGGCTGGTTCTGCTACTGGCGGTCTGCGCTCTGGCAATATGCAAGATGCAATTGCTAAATCAACATTTCAGCAGGCGCAAGCGTATGGTGACACTGCCGTACAGAATCGCCTTAATCAACTAACCCAAGGCGTAAACCTTGGACTTGGAACTCTTGGAACTACCATGAGCGCACTTGGGCAAGCTGGCCAAAACGTTCAGCAGGGTATGATTAATCAGGGCAACATCGCAGCGCAACAAGCCATTGCATCGGCACCAGCAGGCATAAGCCCTTGGCTGCAATTTGCAGGAACCGCCACAGATATTGGCGCGAAAATTTACGGAGCGACTATCTAATGGCACAAGCACCTGACGTACTCGGATATTTAAACCAGCCAAGCCAATTTAATCAGGGATTTGCAGCACTTGGGCAGGGCATTGCATCTGTAGCTAAGGCTAAAAAGATGCGAGATTCAGAGCTTGCAGCGCAAAAGGAAAAAGAGGCTGCAATAGCTGGGCAGAAAAACGCAGCCATGAAGTTGGCAGCAATGGAGCAAACAGAAGACCCAAGTGTGCGTGAGCAGCTATTTATTGAGGCGTATCAGTTAAGCCCAAATTTCGTGAAGGGGTTTATTGATAGTCACAAATCAGTAGCAGAAGACAAAACAAAGCTACAGCAAGGCACAGGAGACATGTCTGGCTACAGTTTCAACCCAGATACCGGTGAGTTTAAATTGCAGGAAGACATTGCGGCAGCATTAAAAGAAAAAGCCGCAACCAAGGCATTGGAGAAAACAGCGATAGATGCTAAAGATCGTCTTAGCATAAACAAGGATGTTACTGGGCTTATATCTGGATCAAACCAGATATACAAGGCCGCGCAAGACCTTAAAACATTGAAGTCATCCAGTTCGCCAACATCACAACTTGCCGCTGTATTTAAGCTTATGAAAGCGCTTGACCCTACATCTGTTGTCCGAGAAGGTGAACAAGACCAGGCGCGATCAACTGGCGGGGCTGCCGATTATTTGATTGGCTACGTAACAAAGCTACAAGGTGGCGGCTCTTTGCCTGAAAATGTATTTACAGATATGGTTGATACCGCATCAAATCTTGCAAACTCTGCAATATCTTCAACAGAAACAGAGTTGAATAGTTATCTAGATACCTATGAAGATACACTTCCAAGTGATTTTAAAGATGCGCTAAAGCGCCGTGTTCCAAAGAAGATTAGCGCGCCTGCTAAAACATATCAGACATCAAAATACGGAACTGTTACGGAAGAAGATATTCAGCAAACCATGAAAGACAACGGTTTGACTCGCGCACAAGTGCTGAATAAGTTGGGAGTTAAGTAATGGCAAGGAATTTGTTTGCAGATGAAATAGCTACGGAAGAGATGGCTAATGAGAAAACCGCAGGCCGCAATATATTTGCAGGGGAATCTCAGGCAGAGCTTTCTTCAACGCCAGTAAGCGATGTTTTTACAAAAGACCCCACTGTTGGGGCTGCTGAAAACGTGCTTAGTTTCGCTACTGGTGCGATTGCAGAGCCATTGGCAGGATGGGCCGGAATTGTACAGTCAATAAACCCGTGGGCTTCTGAAGGCGCTGGGTCAAGAGCTGTTGAATCGGTAAAAGAGGCGCTAACTTATGAGCCAAAAACGGATATTGCAAAAGAGCAATCAAAAGGATTTGGAGATGCGCTTCAAAAAGTGCTTAGCGTTGCCAATATACCAATTTCTGGGATTGCAGGATTGACTGAGCTGCTTACTGGGCAGGGTGTTGAGCAAGCAGCAAAAACAGTTGAGAACGTCAAGTCTAAAGGCCTTGGCAATACCGCTGGCGAGCGTATTTACGAAGAAACTGGCAGTCCAATTGCTGCTACTATTGCCGGTACAGCTCCAACTGCGCTGCTTGAAATTGCAGGAGTAAAAGGTGCTGGCAAAATTAAGGGTAGTGGCGCAAAGCCATTGGCAGGAGAAGAGACAGTCACGGTATCAGCTACACCAAAAGGCGAGGCTGAAATACCGAAATTTGAAGGCACAGACATCCGCGCCACGGCTGGGGAATTAACACAAGACACTGCACAACTGAAAAAAGAAGCCTATCTGTTGGAGCAAACAGTAAATGACGCTGGCGACGAAATGCGCAATTATAAGCTTGCGCAAAGCGAAGAGATCAAAAAATACCTTGAAGGCATAACGGATGCTGAGGCAAATGAAATAGGCAGCACCCTAAAGAGCGCGCTTGATCTGCGAAAAAGCAGTGTGAAATATAAGCGCAAACTAGCCTATAACAAGCTTGCTGAGGTGACAAAAGATCAAAACGTCCTATTAAATACTGATGCAATGGCAATGGCCCTGCCAGACAAGGGGGATATTCGTGATTTTGCAGCAACAAACCCAGGGCAATTCAAAGCGCTTAGCGGCCTAATGACTGAGTTTGGGATTGATTTAACTCCAGCATCAGTTGATGCCGCAAAAAAGGCGGGCATTGAAATAACCCCGCTTAGCGTCGCCAATGCTGAGCGCATGCGCAAGCGATTAAATGCTATTGAAA